CACTACAGTTTGAAGCCCGTAAGGTAGCGCTCAAGCAAGACCGCACTGGTTTTATCTTGACGCTCTCTCTGCACCCTGACGAAGTACCGGAAGAGATTCTGCGTGACTTTGTTGGGGCGAGGTATGCCTGTGCGGTGGTTCGCATCCAAGATGATGAGTCACCCACGCCATACGACAACCGAGTACAGAAGGCCGGAATGCTTTGCCGCGACTCTGATTTCCAAGACTTCCTGTCATGCGACAACGAGATAGACGCAACCCACTTGTTGTCTAAACGATGTGGCATTGAATCCCGCACAGAACTACATGGGAACTCAGAGGCGAAGGCAAAGTTTGATTTGCTAGTCCGTGAGTACCAAAGAACGAAAGTAATCGATGACCCATTTTAAGAAGTTTAAACCGTTCATGACGTATGTCTCACAGGATGAGCACGCACGCATGAAGAAGTTTGCCAAGCTTAAGAAGATCACGATGGCTCAAATGATTCGGGAGGCGATTGACAGTCGCCTGTCGGTCGGGGATCCATACACCGCAGGGTACAACGCAGGGATTGATGCTTGCATCACAGTTGTAAACCAAAACAATGCGGCCAAGATGCGATTCCCGTCCGGTGCTTCATTTGCTGAACTGATCATTGACGAACTTATCCTCGAACGCAGACTGGAGGTTCCCGATGAAACTTAGTGGAACTAGGAACCAATGCAGAGCGTGCAATGAATACTTCTCAAGCAACGAGTCGTTTGACATGCACCGCATTGGCGAACATGGTAAAGACAGACGTTGTGCCACCCCTGAGGAAATGTTAGCCAAGAGAATGGTTAAAAGCCAACGGGGGTTTTGGCTTAGACGTGAACGCAAGAAAGAGACATATGAAAATTACACCGTATAACACTGGCAAGGTCTTGATTGGATGCATGTATGAGCAACCGGCTCCTGAGGTCACGCCTGAGGAACTGTGGGTTCAATCTACCTTGTTAGGTGAGTCACCTCGCAACGAAGACTTGGTGTGGACGTGCATTTGCATTTTAGCTGTGACTGCAATTGTTCTGATGATGAATGTTTACACGCCATGAAAAATAAAGTTATTCTGGAATTTGAATATCCGGATGATGAGAATAACCTTATGTTTGCTCTGAAGGGTGTAGACATGTATGCAACTTTGGCCAACATTAAGCTGGCCATTACACGTGAGTTTAAACACAAGGCAGATATGGAAGCCGCGTTGCTGCGAGTAAGAGAACTGACGGATGAGATGTTAAACAAACTAGATCATTAAGGACGCATATGACTGACGCAGAGAGAGAGATGGATCTAAACATGGCCGAGTTAGAGACAGAGAACAGAAGGCTAAAGAAGGTTGAACAGGCCGCACTGGTGGTTGTCAAAGCTTTCACAAACAGCATTGATTACAACACTTGGGATGAAGCGCTTGACAAGCTAGAGGCGGTGCTGAAGGAGAAGCTATGAAACCCATAGCATGGTACGACCCAACTAACGGCATGGTCAGCACAGACAAAGACAGCTCTCTGTTTACACCGCTTGGTCAGGTGTTGCCTTTGTATACAAAGCAAGAGCAAGAGCCTGTGGCATACATCAATGTTGAACAACGCAAACTTGAATGGGCTAAATACATAAGTTGGGATACACCAACAGTAGTAAACCTGCCCAAGATTCCTCTCTACACCACCCCACCACAGCGCACATGGGTAGGGCTGACGGATGAGGAGATTGCTTATGCGTACACATTAGAAAAGAAATTTGCAATGCAGTATGTGGATGCCAAACTCAAGGAGAAGAACACTTGAGCACATCAAAAACACCTGAGCCACTGTACAGGCAGTACGTGCCCGAAGAAGATCGTGGCAAGACGATGGTTAGCAAGTATTACCGCGTCAATCAAAACATGGATGGGTTGGGTGTAAGCCTCCATCCGTACCTTGTCGAGTGCAACATACGAATTGACTTTGGATTGGATGGCGGCATCTACAAAGTCGAGTGGAGCAATAAAATTCTTAGTGAAAGAAAACCAAAATGAAAGTCAGAATAAACAAACACCACATCCTTGCAAGGGTGAAAGCAAACAATAGGTATCGTTGGTTCGTGATGCCAATGATCAAAGCCTCAGAGCAAAAACGCATCACCAATGAGAAGATCAAAGCACTGGTAGACAAAGCCTTTCCGGAGTTAGCATGACCACCATAACCTACTCACTAATCGACAAAGTACGCAGCTTCATAAACAATCTGTTTAAACACTTTAGAACAACAGATGTTAGGCCTGAGGTGAACCCTGAGGTTTCTGTGGCAGAAGAGCCACGTAAGCCACGCAAATACAACAAAGAGAAGCGACAAGACTTTTCTGATTTACTGGATCACCTTGAGCACACATTTGACAGTGTAAAACTGCCCACCATGCATGAATCTTGGCTTAATAAAGACTCGGTAATTGGTTTAAAAAAACTTGGCGTGCACGTTCCAAATCCTTGGGTACTTGATTGGAAAGGCGACAACCGAGTTGTTGATGTAACAAAACCTATACCGGCCATGATGTGCATCTCTCATGCGTCAGAAGAAACAATTAACACTGCCAATACTTTTTACACCAAGATGTGCTTTGCTATTAAGATGAAAAAACTGCCTTGGCACGTTGAGTATCACACAGGGACTCCATTTCAATTTGGCATGGCTTTTGAGGTGGAAGGCAAAATGTTTTGGGTTCACATGTATCTCACAGTTAACAGAACAACAGGCCAAATAAATTTTTGCAATGAACTGAAGGTTAGAACGCACGTTATTCCGGCCAGAAGTTCACACTCAAGAAAAGCAAACGGCAAGGCGACAATTTTCCATACAAGGTCTTGGGGTGCGTCTACTTACTTTGAAGACAACACAAGGACTGTGGATGAGGGCAAAATTATTGCTCAAAACCTTTTTGTCGGTATGCATGAGTGGTGGTCGGAACGAGATACTCGATGGAATGTGGTGGTCAAGAAGAACGGCGATCGCGTAACCTTTGGTGTAAACAATGACCAGACACCTTATTACTTCAAAGACAGAGACAAGAGCATTCGAACACCCTCAGGCCAAGCCAAGAAGATTGTGCATTACGTCAAAGAACATGAGCGCAAGTATGGCGATAAAACAACCACAATTAAAGAACACATCCGAGGGCTTCAAGAGTTTGATTGGGCGGGTTATCAGTGCAAAGTTATTTCACCAAAGCTTCAGTCTAAAACTTCAGCACAATTTACTGTGCCAACAGAAGACCCTGAAGACATAAAAGAAAACAACATTGTTTACATGAGCAGAGTAGGCAAGTTACTGGCAGATTTTGAAGAAAGGCAGGCAGCATGAGTGAGGAACGTTTAAACGTATTGGAGCGTGCGCTGGGATGGCGCAAGCGGCAGATGATCATTAAACAACTGGATCCGGTGACCAATCAGATCAGGAACAACACCCTTGAGGAGGTTGCCAAGGAGTTTGATTCAATGAAAAACGGTGGAGACACAACGGCAAGCTTTGCCGCTTACGTTAGGAGTCTGAAGAAATGAATGGGTTTGCACAGCAACAGCTAGAAATCGGTAGCAAGCAGCCGACTCATCAGTTTAAACGCTGCGATAAATGCGAAGAAACCAAACCCCCAGAAGGTGGTATTCAGATGAGTCCTAATAAGTGGCACTGCGCTTCTTGTTGGGCACTACGAGCCTCACGGAGGCCAAAGAATGCCTAGACCTAAGCCGCCTATGCCTTTGATAGGTCGTCAGGTTAGGATGTCTGATCTTGAGTGGTTGATGTTTCAAGATCTTGGCGGGGCTGACTGGCTCCGCACTTTGGTCAAGAAGAAAGCAAAGTTTTCAACCCCCTACTACATGTTAAAACTGAAGGAACAAAATGATTCAAAGAGCAGATGATTACCAAATAGATGGCCGACATTACAAAGACATGGATATGCAACCATGGTCTGTGATGGAGGCAGTCCTAACGCCTGAGGAGTTTGTAGGATTTCTCAAGGGCAACATTATTAAATACGCCATGCGACAGGGGCATAAAGACGGCTCTCACGATTCTGAGAAAGCACGTCACTACGCTCAGAAGTTGGCAGAGTTTCAAGCGCTGCTATGAATACGTTTAAACAAGATGTATCGTAACCGGCAGCTTCTTGACCTAGTACGGGAATCACCCTGTCAGATCTGTGGGGCACAGGATGGCACGGTGGTGGCCGCACACTCCAACCAACAACGCGATGGCAAGGGAATGGGCATCAAGGCTCACGACTACCGTGTTGCGGCATTGTGCTACACATGCCACGCAGACATAGACCAAGGAAAAACCCTAAGCAAGCAAGAGAAGTTTGATAAATGGGATGAAGCCCACCGAAGAACCATTGGATGGCTATTCGAGCGGGGTCACCTTACATTAAGTTAGCTTTGATCATGTTGATGTTAGCGGTCAGTGCGTTCTGAGCTTGGTTGATTCTCAGTAGCGCATCCCGCTTGGCATCAGCATCCATCCTAGAGCTACGGATCATGACCTGAGCTTGACGGAACTCTTTCATAGTCTTCTCTAAGTCAAGGACGTAATCCTTGGTAGCAAGCATCTTGATGTTTTCCTTCATGAACTTGTTACGTTCCTCAAAGTTCATCGTGCGCTCAAGCAAGTTAGATGTTCTGACCGCCTCATCCGTGGCGTTCTTTAGATCGTAGTAGCTGGTGACCGTACCTCTAGCCTCTGGATCCAACGCAAAGCGTTTGATGAATGGCATCTGCTCAAAGCGTTTAGACGCATTAGGAGTGTCGCTGTTCATGTTCATAGCCGCATCTAAGGCGCTGACCATGTACATACCCATCGTGCCTGTGTAGCCTTGGATCAAGTGGTCGATCTTCATGGGCGACAAGCCCAAGTTAGATCCCGCAAAGGCGGCAACCGCTGAGGTTCCGGGGCCGACTTGGTATTCCGGGGCAACTCCCTCAAGGCCTTGGCCAACAATAGGTCTGCGTGTAAACAGGGAGAAGTTAGTCTCTGTCTCCACAAAAGGCTTGATGGCCTGCGGTAAGTAGTCAATGGCCAGTGTTGAACGCAGATTCCTAGCCATGGAGTCCATGAAGTCTTTGTTCGTATCCTGACCTAAAGTCAGAGCCATGATGCGCTCAGGTATGACTTTGAAGATCACACCAATCTCAAACGGGATTGGAATCTTGATACCCAAGGATGGCACAAGCCAGTTGTTGTCCTTGGTTTCCTGTTCCTGTTTCTTGTACTCATCATCATCATGAGTGAGCGACCAGTACATGGCTGACAGGGCGGCCATGGTCAAGCCACGGACAATGAAAGCCTTCTGCACGGCCTTTTCTCTGTCTGTAGGCTTATCTCCATAGGCAAGCTGACGGAACGTTGGACTGATACCGGCACGGTACAGAACGTCCAGACCCTGCATACGGGCGTTTAAGAACGGAATGGCCGCTGTCAGAATACGGATAACCGCAGAACTTCCCTTGCGGTTAAAGTTCATCACCTCAAGCGCACGGTGCAATGCTTCTGCCTCGTTGTTGGTTTCTGCGAGAGTGCGTTTATACACCTCAATCCTCGTGGCAGCGTCAGATGCGGTTGTGCCTTTTTCCAAAGCATCCCACAAAGCTCTAGGCGCAGTCATAGGATTAAGCAAGCGTTCAAACGTGGACTTGCCTTCGTACTTCTTCTTAAGCTCACGCTCAAAAGTCTTAGCGCTCATCTCAATGTTCTGAGAGAACTCATAGCCACCCAAAATACCAGCGTTTAAAAGCGCCTCGTACTCTGGCGATGTGTTAGCCATGGCTCTGCCAAAGTTGCGAACAGTATCTGCGACGGGAGTCATCTTGACCCCGCTCGTTACGTATGCCGCCATTGAATCTCGAACCATGTTAGCCAACATGAATCCGGGATCCTTGGTAACCATGTTCCTCAGGAAGTTGGCCGGGCCAGAAAGCAAGCCAATGAACGGCAAGTCAGGCATGTTTAAACTCTTAACAGCCTCAATGAACAACGGGTCAGCCACCTGATAGGTAACGACTTGGCCGTTCTCCAGTACCTGAACAGTGTCCAACCCAGCTTTGGCATTAGGAGGTAATTTCTCTGCCATCTCAATCTGAGATGCAACGCCAATAGCACGTTGTGCCGCAACGTTCTTCATGCCCATCTGGATAGATGACTGCGTGTTACGGACAATGGTTTCTAGGAAGTCAGCCAGAGGAGCCTTGTCTTCGCCCATCTTCAACTTCTTAGGTTTCTTCACACCAGAGATAGACTGGAACAAGTTTGGCCCGATAGTCTTCTCGCCTTCCATCTGGCGATAGAAAGGAATGTAGTCGGAGTATTCTGTAAACCTAGCGCGATCGCCTTCGGATAAGACTCCTGTGTCTACCAAGAACTGCATCAAGCCATTGTTAAATGTTGTCCATTCGGCTTGGATTTGACGGAACTCAGGATGGTCTTTTTCCAACTGCTCTGCTCTTTTCAGATCGTCATCCGTAAAGATGTCTGGCCTGCCCTGTTCGTTTAAACGAGAGCCACGCTGTGCAGCAGCCCAGAACTGGTAAAGCTGATAGATCAGCGGGTCGTTGTACTTGGACAAAGGAGCAAAAATAGCCACTGGCCCTTTGATCTTGCCGTTGTCGTTAAAGACTTTGGTCACGCCATTGGCGTATACAGGGATACCGCCATTGCGATCATGTACACCCAACGCAGATGCAGTTACCCCTGCGGCCAAATCAGATGCCAAAGCTCCGGCTTCAGCACTGGCATCAGCCATCAAGGCCACTCCACCCATGCGGTCAGCTAGTTCTTTGTCGTACTCAGCAAGACGCTGGTATCTGTTTAAAGCCTTCTGGCGGATCTCAGAGAAGGTTTCTCCGCTGAATGCTTTAGTGATGCGATCAACGTAGCCAGTCTCATCGCGGGCAGTTGTTGTTTGGTTTACACGGTTCAGTGTGTCTGCGTCAGTAGTATCACGCAGGCTCAAGCGTTCGGTTGGGTTGTATTGTTCGTAAGTGTTTACACTGGGTTTTTTCTCAGTATTGCCATACTTGTCTTTGATGTATTGCACGGCCTTGGCTGTGTCTTCATCTTTAAGATCGTCAAACTGGCCATCCAATGCAGACTGCATGGATTTAGGTTCTGATTCCAAATAGCGGGCAGTTTTATGCCAAGGGTAATGAGCCGCAATGATTTGATCAGGTTTAACATCTTCAAGCACAAATGGTGAATCCCACTGCGCTTTAGGCACATAGAACTCGACAGTTGGACGGGAATCTGCCGCGCCATAAAAAGGTTGCTCTCCGGCATAAATAGCTTTTGGGCCTTCAATGCCTTTGGCGTACTTAATGGATAAGCCTTCTTTGGCAATCTTGTCTAAAGATTTGGCATCTGTCTGGTGATACAAACGAACCATCCCCTCAGGGATTGGTTCTGTGCCCGGCTCGGCAGGCACATTAGTGGCGGCTTCTTGAAGGCTTAGTCTTTCGCCGTTGGCAGGCTCTCGTCCAGTTTCTTCAGTACGTTGTACCTCTCGTCCGGTGTCAACCCTACCGTCAGTTCCTCGACCGAAGACCACAGAGGGTCTTGCTCGTCCACCACCCTCACCGGCTTGGGCAATGATTGCTTCTTCATATCCGATGTCATCTGCTTTTACTCCGCTTAGTTTGCCGTACAGGCGTTTCTCATAGTACCAAAGAGCCGCTTGAATGTCAGCTAGGGTTAAATCTATGCCGCTTTTACGCAACGTTTCTTGTGCGTTACGGGCTGCCTTGTACATGAATGCGCGGTCAGTGGCTGTAAACGGAGCCTCTTCCAGCATTTCATATTCGTTCTTGTAGATGGTGTTAGCCATCTTCTCAATGTTGTGGTCAAACAAAAGCTGCTCGTAAGCATCCCCGGCTGCCTTTTCTGCGCGTTTAAACCATGCTGGTTTATTAGCCTTAGTGCTTGGTTCTTTTGCGCCAGCCAAATGCTCAAGCTCGGTTGTGAAGCCGTAATCTTTGTACTTGTTACGCAGGGGAATAGCCGCTGCTGCAACCTCATCCCGATCAGCTTCTGGCTGACCCATCATGTCGCGGAACTTCTCAATGGAAGCTTCCGTAGCCTTAGGAATTAACAGGCCACGCATCCGGTTGATAGAGCGAGTCCACCACAAATCCATGGTGAGGTAACCTTCTGAGCCGGACAGGTTGGCGTAGAACGCTCCCAACTTAGGGCCGAAGTAGATAGCCGCACGTGGCACGACAGTATCGGCCAGATAGCTTCCGTCTGACTTCTCGCCCATCTCACGCAGATAGGCATTCATGTCCTTGACTGTGATCTCTTTAAGGAGATGCTTCTCAAAGTCTGTGCCGTGGTCTTCAAGCAAACGCTCGATCTGGCGTAGGTTGTTCTCCAAGGCCGTAGCCCTGCGGTTGCCCATAGCAACCATGGTCTTGCCTTCACGTAGCTTAGAGTACAACTCCACTGCGTTGGCGATGTTCTTGGTAACCTTCTCGCCATTAGACGTGACGGCCACGATGGCAGAAAACACTGAGCGGGCGTGCTTGTTATCAGCCAACTCAGGGAAGCGCGACTGTAAACGCTTAACGGCATTGGGGTAGTTGTTGGAATACCAACCTAAGCCCGTGCCAGTCTCTGCGGTTGTGCCCAACTGATAAGACACCTCATCGGCCATGGCGTTGGCAATCTTGACAACATCATCGTCAGTCAACTGCTTGCGATCCATCGGGCCGTACTTTGTGAGCGTATCGTTGTTTAAAGCTCTGGCGATGTCCCGGACGTTGTTGTACCTGCCGCGTTTAGCTGTAGTGTTTAAACCTAACGCAGTACGCGCAGCGGTGTCATCAGCTTCCATGACTGAGCGTGTAGACAGCGGAGCGCCTTCAGGGAACAGCGAGAACCTCTCGCCACCCTTTGTAGCTGTGCCAGCTTTCAACTCGCCACGTTCAATCTGACCAAATATATCTTCGGCAGTCTGGAAGTCAGCTTTGCTAAAAGCATTACGCAGCGCAGCAAAGAAGTCGTTTAAACGTTTGAGCAGCGTAGCCAGCATTCCTGCTGGTGGTTTGTTAACAGCAAAGTCAGCAAACGCATCGGCAATTGCTTCTTCGGTTACCTTGCTCATGTCGCCTTTGTAGTAGTCAACATAAGCGTCGTATCGGGACGTAGGCTTGCCTTTGTAGTCAGACTTTTGACTCTTTAAGTATTTGTCAATCCACTGATCTTTAGCCATGCGCTCAAGCGCAGACCATTGCTGAGGGGTAAAGAATCCCAAGTCTTTCAAAGCATGAAGAGATTCATGGCGCAATACACGCACTGGATCTTTGGCGCTAAAGGCAATCTTAATTAAGCTCTCGTTATAAGAGCCGTTACCTTCAGTTAACTTCTCAACAAAATTAAGATTGACATTGCCTAAACCAAATTGCTTGAGCAAAGGTTTAAGGGCGGCCTCAAGTTGAGCCAACTTTGCTTTAACTTCGGGAGGAGTCTTAACTTCTTCTGCTTTAGCCTTCTTGGCTTTGGCTTTGGTTTCAATGCCTTCTAGAACTTCAGAGACAGGTTTCTGCTCGGCAAAACGTTTGGCTTCTGCCGCTGTAGGAGCTTTAGGAGTTCTGCGTTCCAGTTCAGCCTGAGCCTTCTTACCAATTGCCCGACGGCCCTGCTGTTGAGTCAACTCTTGCAGTTGCTTGTCATCCATCTCGGCCAAGATGCCTTCTTCAGCGGCCTGACGGGACGAGTATGTCGCCTTAGACTGGCCTTGCTCAAACACCGTATAGCCCTTACGGCCAATGGCTTTAGTGCCTGTTGGCTTGACGGCTAACGCAGTAACCTTAGGATCAAACTTCTTAATCTCTTCTGTCAGGGCGGCAATCTTTGCCTGTGTGTCTGCAACCAACTTGGCGTGCTTACCAGCGGCTTTCTGATAGCCGGTCGTCTGACCTTTGCCCTGAGCCTCCATGGTGTTTAAACGTTTCTGGCTGGCTTCGATGGCGTTGTTTAACTGCGTGATTTGATTCTCACGAGCATTAGCCATACCGGCACGGGTACGCTCAAAGCTGTCTTTCTTGGCGTTGGCTTCTTCGACTGTGTTAGCTTTAAACAGCACTTCATCACCGGCCAGCACGTCGTAACCTGCTGGGGCTTCACCCTCTTTAAACGCACCTTCACGGATGTCGAATCCTTCGGGCAGCGTGGCGGACGTGGCGGGGGCGGCAATCGCATCTGTTGTAATCTGCCTGACGTTTAAACTACGCTTGGCAGCCGCAGCACGCGCAGCAGTCCTAGATGTGTAGGTTGACGGAAGGGCAGTTCCCGTCTTGGGATCATAGATCTCATAGCGAGGAGTCTTAATCAGGTCAACGTCACCATTCTTAATGGCTGTATCCAAAATAGCTCCGGCATGGGAGTCTTCTGTAAGGTTCGTGTATTCCTTGATAGTCTTGATGACTTCGGAAGGGTCTACAGGAACGCCTAGTTCTGCCAACAAGAAGTCCACACCCTTGATGGCCTTGTCGTATTGCTTCTCATCAAACCGGCGTGCGTTTGTGCCTTCTGGCAAAATGTTTAAACCTTCCGACGCGGGCAGGCTGTTTAATGATTTAAACGCAGCATGTAGCTGCGGCTGGGACATCTGTTCCAGTGCGCTTGCACCAGTCGTTCTGGCTAAGAAATCTTTGAAACCTTTGGTACTGGTGTCTACGTTCTTTAGCTTGGCTTGATTCAGGATGTCTTGTGCGGTGTACTTCTCACCGGCATAACCAGACTTGGCGGTGATAAGCTCATCCAGTAGGCCTTGCTCTGCCTTGGGGTTTTGCCCCGGCATAGAATCCACAAAGTCCTCAATCGAGTACTCCTTGAGCTTGGGAAGGCCAGCTTGCTTGCGGTAGTCATCAATCTGCTTGTAGATGTCAAAGGGAACTTCGCTCTTACGGATGTTGCCTAGAGGATTCTTGAGCGGGTCTGTCTGTACTTCTTCAACGGGGATTTCCTCAGACGGCGCAGGCAAAGCAATAGCTTGCTGTTGCTCCATTTGCTGGCGGATTTCGTCGGTCTGTTTCTGAAGAACAGCACGCTCGGCTTCTGCCTTTTGTGCCTCAGCTTGTACCTTTGCATTTTCTTCAGCTTGTTTCTGAGCTTGTTCATTTGCTTTGGCTTGTTTGTGTTCACGTTGCAAATTAGCCATCTGCACTGGAGAAACAGCAAGACCCAATACAGAGCCAACCAATGCATCGTGTGCAACTGTACCGGCCAAGCCTTCAGTCAGATCTGTGGAAATACCAGCTTGGTTTAAAGCAACGTTAGTTCCAATCTGACCAACGCCAGCTTGAACTGCTTCTGGTGCAGCTTCACCTAATACCGATGTGCCAACAGCACGTTTAAACGTAGGAGCATCTAAAGAAGATGCGCCTTTAGCTGCGCTGACTTTCTTGGCAGCATTAGCTAAAGCTTGCTCAACACCAAGCATACCTTCTAATGCGCCAGCCGCCCCTGCGGCAAATTGGCGGGGAGTATTCTGTAATGAGTAAGCAGCCGCCTCTTGGGCTTTCTGCTCTGCAACCTCAGGAGATGCGCCTTGATCTAACAAGGCCTGTTTAACCGCTTGGTAGTCTTGGCCCTTTTGACCGCCAACGCCCATCAGGCCACCAATGCCTGTGGCTCCGCGTGCTCCGGCTAAAGCTCTTGCACCAAGACTTGCTCCTGCGGCAACCTGACCACCGGGGATCAGGCCACCAGCAATAATGGGTGCGCTAGAAGCTAGTGCTTGCAAACCTGTTTGCAAAGGCGCTTCAAGGAATCCACCTATACCCGTGGAGATCTCTTTGCCTATGTTGCCTTTGGCACGCTCTTGCAACTCTTGTCGACGGGCAATCTCTTCCTGACGGGCAGGGGTCATGGCTTCAGCCGCTGATTGCTGTAAGCCTCCTAGATACTGAGAAGCCGCATTGTCAACGCCAAAAAGATTGGTAAGAGACTGAATGCCTCCCGCCAAACCTTGCCCTGTAGCAAGACCAATGTCTTTAATAGAACTGGGTGCTCTAGGTGCTTCTTCTAATTCTTTGGTGGTTCTACCCGCCATAGGATTTTGACGAAGCAGTTCTTCTTCTACTTGGCGCTGGGTTGCCCCCGCTGGGCCATCAACTTCATACGTGCGGCCATCAGGGGCAGTAATTCTGTACAATGCCATGTTTAAACTTATTTAGGAGTTAACAGGTTTAAATGTACCAAATCCGGGGCTGGGTGTGTTGACATCTTGTGCGCCACCTTTGCCGGTAAGCATTTTTTGATCAGCCATAAACTGATTCATGATCCGCTTACGTTGCTCCATCAAATCCTTGGCGGCGGTAGAGTTGGGCTGCACTGTAGATAACTGCAAATCAATCATCTTAGTGGCTTCACCAAAGCGCTTGCTTAGATCGGAATTTCTGCGTTGTTCCACAGTTTCATACTGAGCACCGCGTTGATAATGAGCCGCACGATCAATAGCTTCTTCCAATGACATGCCGGGCGCTTGAATTGATTTAGCAATTTTGATGAGTTCGGGGTCGCGGTTCTGAGCGGCCGCTTGAATGTTATGACCACGAGCCTGCTCTTGCAACTTAGCAGTTTCCATCTTGTTGGCAAACTCAGTCTGCTGGAGATCTCGGCCAATTTTCTCCGCATCTTGCTTGTGTTTAAACGCAGCCTCAAAGTCACCACGAGCCTCAGCACGACGAGCAGCTTCAAGTTCAGCACGCATCTTAGCCATGCCCATCTCTTGGTCACGACGCATCTTGGCTTGTGCATCTGCACGCTCAAACGCAGCCGCTTCAGAAGCGCCAGCAGATTTACCAAAACCGCCTAATAAAGCGCCCAGACCTTTTTGTCCACGGGTGGCTTCGCCTGCGTCAATCAATGATTTCCAAAAGTCAGCACGTGTACGGCCTTTCTCCTGTGTAAGGAAACGAGCGCGGTCAGCTTCATCCTGTTGAGCAATTTTGTCCAGCAACTTCTGGAACTCGCTGCCAGCCATGCCGGGATTAGCTGCTTTAAACGCAGCAAGCTTGGTTTCGTAAGCATCTGCATCAGGCCTCTCAAACGTAGGGGTCTTAGGCATACCAATGGCCGCAGGGATTCCACCACCGGCGGGGGCAGGGGCTGAAGGAGATTGCATGAAATCGCTTCTGCGGGTTGCTGTAGCGGGATCATATGCAATGCCTTGCGCTTCCTTTTTGGCCTCTGCTTTTGGAGGATTTTTAAGGGCGGCAGCCTCACGCTCACCACGCTCAAGAGCGCGACGGTTCTCCGGGTTAAAAATGCCCAGTCTTTCCATCAGTGTGCGGTCGTCTGTAGAAGGCTCACTAGAGCTAATCTCGGCTCCCGTCATGGGATCACGCACCACATCACCATCAGCAAAAGCTACTACACCGCCACCGCCTGCAAATTTAAACATGCCTCCTGTTGGCAGGGAGGTCAATCCACCCGCAGCCATCTGTTGCATCTCTGGCATTGGCTCCTCTGGCTGTGGAGGCTGAGGCGTACCTTCTGGCACTGGCTGGGGCTGACCCATCAGGCTCTGCTGAAGCTGTTCATTAGACTGCGCTTGACGGGCAGCACCGGCCTGCATAAGGTCGGTAGCCTGTCCTGTTAACTCTTTCTCAAGCTTGTCTTTGACTGTGCCCTCAGGAGGTGTGCCCGTCTTAACGGCTTGATCCATTCGTTTGCGTCGATTTAATTCTGCCAAAGCTAAATATGGAGGAACATCAGGGTTAGTGCCATTGGCATAACCCATGATTACCCTCATGGGCTGGTCTTTAAGATTGTCTTGTACTTGGAGCAGATTCATAGCGAACCCTTAGGTCAATTTAAACTTGTTCAATGAGTCCATGATAGAACCCAAGCCGCCAACGGATGACACCAAAGAACCTAAGCCACTTTGCTGGGCTGCTGTGTTGGTGACCGTAGAGATAGGCAGACCTTGAAGCATAGACTGCAAGTACTGCGTCTTCTTCATTGGATCATCACGTTGTGCAAGGAATTCGTTGTAGTCTGCGCTGATGCCTTGTTGCTCAATGCCACGCTGTTGGCCACCGGCCTCAGACATCATGTCAGCCAAAGTCTTGGCTTGGCCTTGCTCAGTATTGAACTGTTGCAAACCTTTGTCATAGGCGTTGGAGTAGCCTTGGCCGATAGTCTTGTTCTGCTCTTGGAGCAGATTGCGATTGGCCTCAGACTCCATGATGGCCTGACGGCCACCGCCATAACCACCGGCTTGAGTCATTTTGGCTAGGCTGGGCTGAAGGTTTATTTGAGACTGACGGCGCATTTCTTCTAGTTGAGGTTGAAGAACTGACTGCAAGTACGGATTCATGTACTGTGACGCAATACCTGTTGGGCCTTGAGGCTGCCCTCCCGTAGTGCCGCCACTTAAGTTGGTAGGCTGATTACCGCCAGCACCTAAAGGAGCGCCTGCGCCCATGCCAATTGGTTGGTCACTAAAAGTATTGGGAGCCATGCCGGGCGGTTGATAAGCACCGGTAGAGCTAAAGGTTTGACCAAGCTGGCTGGGAAAGTTTAAATTGCCCAATCCTTGAAAGACTTTGGATTGCAAGCCTGACTCACCCGCAGTCTGTGGGCCACCGTACACTTGGTAAGGCATTTCAGAGATAGCCTGAGCTTTGCCCAGCATATCCGTTACATACGGGCCTGCCCACTCAGACAGGGTGGAGGAGGATGTTCCTCCAGATTGGGGTGTAAGTCCTGCAATAGGTGATGTAGCCATGTTTAAACCTTACGCTGGTAAATGTTTGTCAGCCTTGGTATTGGCTGCAACGTTCTTCAAAGTCTTGCCACGAGCTTTCTGGATGCGATCCATCATGGCATATAGTTTACGTGCTCCTGCGTCTGTAGATCCATTGCCGATCTCAGAAACAATACGGGCTGGGATAACAAACTCTCCATCGGCCAGACGGGCTGGTTGCTTGTTACCAATCATCGCAGGGATAGAGTCAGATACGCCATCGCCCGGCCCTTTGAGAAGGCGACCGCCATCGGAGTAGTGGCCTAAAGAACCCAACCCACCTGCGGCTCCGTGCATCAACCCACCGCCTGCGGCGGGTGTAACGCTAAGATCTATAGAAGTTGCGGGCGCTGTAGCGGCTGTAGTGGCCGCCGCATTTGCTGGAGAAACGCTTTGGGGCGTGTAAACCATGGGGGAGAAGTAAGTCACACCACCTGAGCCGGGGCGACGAGCCATGCCTGCGTTTGGCCCCATCGCTGCTTGGTAACGCGATTGAATATCAGCTAAAGGAGTTTTGGTTACATCTGCAATTTGCTGAGGAGAAACACCATACTCATTCATTGAACGAGCAATCATGGAGTCGTTTAAACCCGGACGCTTCAGATAGTCCATGACAGCTTCGTTGGAAGGTGCAGGGCCACGATTCACTGTGCTAACAGGAGGTGCGTACTGCGTACGTGAAGCTGTGTACTTTGGTATGCTTCCTTGGTAGCCTTTGTAACCACCGCCACTAGAACCACCCAAAGAATTAAGCAAAGCACCCAGACCGCCAAGGCTTGCTATCTGAGCCATGCTTCCGGAGCCGCCGGAGAGGAGGCTACCAAGACTACCAAGTAGATTGCTGCTACCACCGCCAGTGATTTGGGAATACAAGTCTGCGTTAGACAGATTGTTGTTGCCAAAATCGCTGGTTGTAGTGCTGGGGTCAATCCCGATAAGTTCGCCTAGCCAGTCTTCCATATTAACCTCTTGCTTGAATAATTTGCATTAACTCTTCTTGCGTCATATTGTTGTCGCCTGAAGACATGATTTGTTGGAGTAACGCAGATATGTCATTTTCGCCGCCTTTTGCTTCTTGTGCAACAGGAATTGCTTGCGGCTCTTGCTCTGCTCCAGCCTTAGTAACACTTAACTCATGGTACGGGGACATCATCAAATCGCCTGTCGGGGCAACTTGCTGTTTCTGACCACCAAAGTCCTTGCCGTAATAGAACACACTTGCCAACGGAGCGGCTATATCTTGGCCTCCACCACCGCTTTGTGGCATCTGTGTCTGAATTGGCGTAGATGTCTTCTTGACGGGCGGCTTGACTACTGGCGTAGTGGGCGTGGTTGGCGTAACTTCCGTAACTGTTGGAGTTGTTGTAATTGGCGTAGTTGGTGTAGTTGACGTAATCGACGTTAATACATCCGGTGGCGTGTAAACGCCGGGAATAGTCACATCCCCAACCGTAATTGCATCAGGCGTAGAAACATTAACGTCTGTGTTAACGGTTGGGTTTGTATTGATAGTCGGATTAGTTGTAACCGTGGGGTTGGTGGTGACTGTTGGATTGGTATTGACCGTTGGGTTTGTATTAACGGTCGGATTAGTATTGACTGTAGGATTGGTGTTTACAGTCGGGTTAGTATTAACGGTGGGGTTTGTGTTTACCGTTGGATTGGTGTTGACTGTAGGGTTTGTATTTGTGGCCGCGTTGGTATTGGTATCCGTAGCCGTATTTGTTGCAGTATTGGTTGCCGCATTAGTGTTAGTGGCAGCATTGGTATTGGTCGCAGTGTTTGTAGCGGCATTTGTAGCTGCATTGGTAGCTGCATTGGTGTTAGCCGCTGTTGTTGCCGTAGTAGACGTATCAGTTGTGGTGTCCGTGGCTGTATCAGTTGCGGTAGACGTTGTGGTTTTAGCGGCAACCAAAGCGTTTAAAGCAGCCTGAGCGGCAGCTTTGGCATCTGCCGCAGCCTTAGCATCAGCCGCAGTTTTTGCAGCCGCAGCAGCGTCAGCGGCTGCTTGAGCATCGGCAGCGGCCTGAGCTATAGCGGCGGCTTGTGCATCTGAGGCAGCTTTAGCAGCAGCAGTGGCCTGAGCAGCAGCAGCATCAGCAGCCGCCTGTGCATCGGCAGCAGTCTTGGCATCAATCTTAGCCTGAGCATCCGCAGCAGCTTTTGCAGCGGCAGCAGCAGCCGCCGCATCAGAAGCGGCTTTAGCATCAGCGGCAGATTTTGCAGCAGCGGCAGCCGCAGCGGCTGCGGCGGCATCCGCAGCCGCTTTAGTAGAGGCATCAGCCTTAGCGGCAGCTTCAGCGGCGGCAGTAGCGGCAGCAGCATCGGCAGCAGCTTGATCAGCAGCAGCTTTAGCAGCAGCATCTGCTTTAGCTTGTGCCTCAGCCGCAATGGCAACATCGGCTGCAATCTTAGCGTCAAGAGCGGCTTTGGCTTCAGCTTTAGCTTTGGCTTCAGCAGCGGCTGTAACTTGTGCCTCAATCGCAGCTTGGGTGTCAGCGGCAAGTTTTGCAGCAGCAGCATCAGCTTTGGTTTTAGCATCCACAAGGGCTTGTGCTTTAGCAGCAGCTTCAACTTCAGCCGCTATTTCAGCGTCTGTCTTACCCTTGGTCTTAGTGCCAGTCAAACTGGCTATGCCGCTAGTGTCAGCCGCTTTGGCAATGCTGTCAGTAGTGGCTTTAGAACTCATGGCTGCAACTACATCGCCTACATCCAAACCAGCACCGTTCATGGCGGTCATGATTTCCGCTTGTGTAGCAGTAGGATTGGCCGCAATCCAGCCGTTAATTGCGTCATACACTTGCTGCGTACTAGTGTTATTAGCCGCTGCGTACTGCATGGCAGGACTTAAATCTGCGTTTGTTGTATCTATTAGGCCAGCGTTTGTAAGAGTATTTGTGATGTTGTTTGGCGCAATAAACGTATTGGTTTTTGAATCAACCAAAGAGTTAACTGTGTTGCTGCCATCAGAAGACTTAATGCCTGCGTTATTAAGCTCTTGTGTAAACGTATTTTGCACGTCTGACACACTGCTAGAAAGATGAGATGCAGCATCAATACTGGTTGTGGTCTTACCAGCTACAAAGCCGCCAACAACACCTTGTGTCAAAGCCTTGTTTAAATCAACCTTGCCGGTTAAAGCGTAGTCGGTAATGGCAGAAGTCAGGAACTCTTCGCCAAACTCAGATGCGCCTTCTTTTGCAAAACCAGTTCCAGCTTTTGTTGCAGCTTTCTCAACGGCACTGGTAATCTTTCCAATTACCGCAGTGTCTACAACACCGGCTGTAGCCACAGTAACGGCGCTGGCAATGTAAAAAGCTTTAGTAGCCTCGGCATCTGCTTGCGCGGCTGTTTTACCATCTTTGATCGCATCACGATACTTGTCGTTATATGCTGCTCCGCCAGACTCAATGGCGTTTAAAGCCATATCTATACCCACAGCGCCCAATTTGCCAACCAACTTATAGGCTTTAGATGCTATGCCAAGAGGTAGAGCCTCTTGTAGAACCTCGATTGCAGCCATGTTGACTGACAGAGGATTGTCGTAAATAGCCTTTGCACCGGCAATGATCTTTGCGCCCAAGCCATCTGCATCGTTTACTGCCTTTATTACATTGGCATTGGCTTGATTAACCGACTCCAATTGCATTGATTCGCCAAGCCGGGTAACAGACTGGCCTGCGTTAGTTAATGCATTGTTTGAGCCTGTCAGGCCTATGGCTGCTGCTGTGCCGCCAAAGAAGTCTAACGTTTGGCCAGTTGCTTGGTTAATGTTAGACAAACCTTGAATTAAGATATTGGATGCAGTTCCTTCGCCCAATACACTGTTAATGGCAGCTTTTGCTGCGTCTGCTTTTTGTTTGGCAGCCGCAAGATCTAATGCCTCATTCTGGGCAATTAAACGTCTTGTTTCAGCCGAGCTTTCATTAGGTGCATTAGCTTTGACTAACGCATTGCTTTGGTTGAGTAAACGTTGAGTTTCTGCGTCAGATTGGTCGGTGGCGGGTTTAGCAGCAGTAGACAGATCTGGCCGCTCTGCTGCCGTGGCATTGACAAAACTTTCAGTCTTGCCGGTTTTAGGGTTAAACCATTCAAACGCTGTTCCGGCTGGTAGATCCTTACGAGCTAAAGCAAATGCTTCGTTAAACGATGCAGAGTTTTTAATGTTGTCTTTAGTTTCTGCCAGTTTAGTTTCGTTTAAAGCACCGGTAACAGCAGCATTTGACGTGCCCATGGTGTAAGTATTACCACCAAAGGTGAAAGTCGTCCCCGTTGGGTTGCGTGCTTTGGCTAAAGCAGCAGCTTGGGTTAAGTCGTCAGCTTCTGCATTGCCAATAACTGTATTGTTTGCTTTGGCGTTGGCTGCTATTTGAGCATCAACACCATCAAACTCACCGCCTTTAAGGTTGTTGGCCGTATTAGTTCTTAGCGCATCCGCCTCTAGCTGGGCAATAGTGGCGGCTGAATTGTCGTTGTTCAGCGTATAGGTTTTACCGTCAAACGTAAACTTGTTATAACCTTGATCTGCTGCAAAAGCTGCGGCAGCGTTAATGTCTCTAGCACCAGATGCGTCAACAGTTAACATGCTATCCAGCAGATTTTGGATGTTGGTGTTTGTGCCTTTTTCTACCAACCCAGAATTTTGTAACTGTGTAACAACATTATTTGTGGCGTTTAATGTGTTGTTTAAACCATTGGCCGCAGCAGCAACTTGCGTGAAATCACCAGTTTTTGCTGCTTTAACGAGGGCTAAACCTGCGGCAGCAGTTTGGGCATCAGAACTGCCAGACAAATCTGCGCCGGTAGTTGCTGCTCCAATCAAATCACCCTTGTTTAAATTATCAAGAATTTTTAATGTTTTGCCCGCGTCTGCAAATGAAATGCCATCACCAATCATGGTGGTAGAGGCCAACTTGCCTAGGCTAGGATCTGCCAACAAAGATGTAACAACACCCATGATGTTGCCATCGTCAAGAGCTTTAACAACCTTAAGTCCGGTAGATACCTCAGACATGCCAGCCACGCCAGCTAGTGACGCAATACCACCAAGGATGTCGCCACGATCAATAGCAATCGCAGCATTGATAGCTTGAGCAAACGGCGCTAACGCAGGAATAAACGAGGCAATAGCCAAGATGGGCGCAAGGTCGCCAATGTTGCTGCTGGAAGCTTTGGTGGTGTAGAAAATTGGATTACCTTGTGCATCAAACTGCACCCGATAGCCAGTGTTGCCTTCACCAGCATATGTGCCACCAAAAGCGTTGCCTGTTTGACGCTCTCCGTATGTGCTTGCAACCGCCGTGCCGGTAGTTTTGTTGCCAAAAGTCTCGCCGGTGGCAACTACAGCTTTGCCATCTTTAATAATTACTTTGGAGGGGTCAATTGCTTCTAGTTCACCATTGCCATTGTCTTGCCCATAAACAGCAGTTAATTTGGCGTTTGCAGGAACAGCTACTTGTGTAACCGTTTCGTTGCCATCTTGATCATACTGGCCTGTACCTCTAACAATGACATTAGTAGTTGTGCCGTCCCCATTGTCTAGTGTGCGAACAACTTCACCGTTATACGTTTTGCCTATTTCTTGTGCAGGCGCGTAAGTGGTGACTTTGCCAAACTGTTTAATGTCTGTAATGCCAGTATCAGCCAGAATCTTGGCCATGTCGGCTGCGTTCTTTTCAGCAGAACCAAAGCCTTCGCCCTTCCACTGGCTGCTTGTGCCTTGGGCAAGAATCTGCTGCGTCAGTTTTTCTACAGCGGATTGAGTGGTGGCCGCTTTAGCGGCTGGCGTACTTGCGGATGCTGTGCTTGTAGTAGCCTTTGCCGCTGGCAATGAGGCAAGACCCATGTCTTCTGCTGCGGCAGTGTCTTCGTAGACTTGATTTTTAGCTGTAGTTTTTGTGGCTACTGCGGCAGCTTTAGCATCTGCATCCGCTTGTGCTCTAGCTTGAGCAGCAGCTTGTTGTTGCGCCGCAGCATCAGCGGCAGCCTTATCCGCCGCAGCTTGGGCAGCCGCAGCCGCTTGTGCAGCACGTTGAGCAGCAGCTTGTTGAGCAGCGGTTCTGGCGGCTTCTTCACGTGCGGCCGCTTCCGCAGCGGCTTTATCTGCGGCAGCTTGTGCGGCAGCAGCTTGGCGGGCAGCGGCTTCAGCGGCGGCTTGTTGAGCAGCCCATTTGCGCTCATTCTCGTCTTGTTGCGCCGCCCACAGTCTTTCGTTCTCGGCTTGTTGTTTAGCCCATGCTGCTTCGTTTGCTGCTTGTATACGAGCCGCCTCCCGTTCAGCCGCAGAGTTATCTGGAGCAGGAATTGACACGCCAGCATTGCCAAAATAACCGCTAATGTCAGCAACAGAAAAACCAGTAGCACGAGACAGATCGGCCATAGAAACGCCAGCCGCAGCAGCAGCTTCTGCAATAGCAGCGGGGTTGTCTATGTTCTCTTGTACATAAGCAAGTATTTGTGCGTCTGAAAACCGTGCCATTATCCAACCTTCCAATTTGTGCCGTCAGAATAGACAGGTACTGCAACAGTTCCGCCAGCCGCAACAGTAGATCCAAACGTTGGGAGTAGAGCGTCAGTTACAAAAGACCTTGCGCCCTTGCCTGAAGTAACTGCGCTAGGTAATGTAGCTACAGTGTAATTAGTTAGTGCTGGGATAATCTCATCTGTCTTTAGCTGATTCAAAATAGCATCAAGCCTATTGAAATACAAGCGAAGCACGTTGTTAAGCTGATCCTGATACTGCCGGTTATATTCCATCGTAGCCAAAGGCAGGTTGGGTGCGGCAACCTGTTGAATATCAAATTCAGAAATAACAATCATGAGTTACCCCTGCGACCATCTTGTTTGATGTCAATACGGGGGCTACCTAATTGCCATGTGCATCCAAGCTGACTAGATTCAATTTGAAAAATCATTTGACGGCCCCTCACCCTGACGTAGACCTGCCCTGTAAACTGCTCAATTACAGAGGTAGATGTGCGAGTTACTGTGGCAGTTGAATTACCACCCAACGAGATTGGGTTGTTGTAGCCTGAACCTGAGTTCTGCATGGGGATTAACGTCATCGTAACTTGCGGTGAAGTTGCGTCTGACCCACGGAACGTAATGTCTGGGAGCATCCTCCAGACAAAGCCAAAGTGATCGCCATCATCAATGTCAAACTCAGCAGAACCTATAAGAGCACTGATAGCTGCGGGAGTGCCCGTTTGGTTGTCATCATTGCCTTGCTCATGGTTTACAAGGTTGTAGCTGTAAGTAGCAGCTAATGGATAATCCCGTAGGCCAGAATCCAGCCAAGCTGTCCGGCCTAAAGTTCCATACGCCCAAACATCTTCTGCGTAGTTGTATGTAACGTACAAATCAATCTCATAGCTATTGGCAGAGCAGTAGAACCACCAGACCTCATTGAAACCTTCGTTAGTTCCAGCAAACACTTGCGCCGACTGAGACAAGTTAATGTCTTGGAAAATAAACTGGCGCAGATCGCAACGCAAAGTTTGTGTACGACCATCGTATTTGTAGAACTTGTCTACGCCCATCCAATAAATCACGCCAGAGGCAATAACAGCCGCATTAGGGCCAATAATAGATATGTTGTCACCCAGTAATTGGCTTGACCAAACTGTAGGCGGGCCTTGGTATTGGAACGAATACAAAGATGAATCAGTAAAAACTACAATCTCTTGACGGGTTTGGACGCAAGTGATGATCTCTGAGCCGTGAGACAAACGAATACTACCGGCTTGGTTGGTAGCAGAAGGAGTCCATTGAGTTACAGATTCTTGGTCTGACCAGCGAACCAACATCGGGTCTTGTGTAGAACTGCCGTAATCATTACATCCAAACGCAAACACAAATCGGCTTGTGTCAGATACAAAAATAAGGTTCTGAATCGTTGGAGCATCTGATGCCCCGCCAAGTTGAGTAATGTTAATACCCCTAGCTGAGAAGCTTTGTGTTCCAGACTGTGAGCCACTTGTGTTAATTGCCGCACCGCCATAAGTAGCTGACAGATTGCAAGTTGTACC